CTTAGTAATCTAGTTGAGACATATGGACGAAGTATTGTAATTGTTCCTAATAAAAGTTTAGTTACACAAACAGAAGAAGACTATATTAATTTAGGATTAGATGTTGGTGTGTATTATGGCGATAGAAAAGAGTTTGGCAAACAGCATACTATTTGCACTTGGCAAAGTTTAAATATTCTGTTAAAGAATACTCGTAATGCAGAAGCACCAGTTACTATACAAGAGTTTCTTGAAGATGTAGTATGTGTTATTGTTGACGAAGTGCATATGGCAAAAGCAGATGCATTAAAAACATTACTTACAGGCGTAATGAGTCAAGTTCCAATTCGTTGGGGACTAACAGGCACAATACCAAAAGAGATGTTTGAGTTTATGAGTCTGTTGGTAAGTTTGGGAGAAGTTGTAGGACGTAAGAGTGCTAGTGAATTGCAAGAGCAAGGTGTACTTAGTAACTGCGAAGTTAGTGTTGTACAACTAATTGATCATGGAGATTATAGTAATTATCAAAGTGAGTTAAAGTATTTACTTACAGACGAAAAACGTTTAGAGTATCTTGCCTCATTATTTAATACTATTGGAGACTCGGGTAATACGTTAATACTAGTTGACCGTGTTGAATCAGGAAAATCCTTAGTAAGGAAAATAGGAGACAACGCAGTATTCATTAGTGGAGCAACTAAAGCCGGAGACAGAAAAGAACACTATGATGAAATTGCAGATGTAGACAACAAAATTATTGTTGCAACATACGGTGTTGCCGCAGTTGGTATTAATATACCACGTATATTTAACCTTGTCCTGTTAGAGCCAGGCAAGAGTTTCGTAAGGGTAATACAAAGTATTGGACGAGGTATTCGTAAAGCCCAAGATAAAGATCATGTTCAAATATGGGACATAACAAGTACTTGCAAATATGCAAAAAGACACTTGACTAAAAGAAAACAATTTTACAAAGAGGCCAAATATCCATTTGTGCTACAAAAAACAGATTGGAAATAAAATGAGTAACAACAAAGCAAAATCAACTGCGTCAACTCCATCACGTCAACCTGGCGAACTTATGTGGAATGCAGGAATCTACTACTTGGCAGATGGGTTTACGTTTGAATCTACTAAGCCTATTGTACAATGGATTATTGAAAAGAATTTACTTCCTAGTAATGAACGTCCAAAAGAACTAACACTAGTTATTAATAGTCCAGGCGGAAGTGTACATGCCGCATTTGCACTTATTGATACAATGAAAGGTAGTGCTATTCCAATTAAAACTGTTGGTTTAGGACTTATCGCAAGTTGCGGTGTACTAACGTTTATGGCAGGTAAAAAGGGCAGACGTATTTTAACACCAAATACAAGTATTTTATCTCATCAATACAGTTGGGGCAGTAGTGGTAAAGAACATGAACTGTTTGCAAGAGTACGTGAGTTTGAACTTAGTACAGAACGTATGTTAGAGCATTACAAAAAGTGTACTGGATTAAAAGAAAAAATTATCCGTGAAGTATTACTTCCACCTGAGGATAAGTGGCTTAGTGCCAAAGAAGCAGTTAAGTATGGTATAGCAGATGCTATAAAGAGTGTGTACTAGATGCAAATATTAACCCTAGAAAACGAAACATTCTCAATGAACGATCTGCCCGAAGAGGTAGATGATATGAGGTTTGCAGTCTTAGATAATAGTAACCCAAAAGAACCAGACTACTTTTTTATTCCACTAATATTTTTACAGAGCTTTAACAGTCCTGCACTAGTACTAAAAATTGGAGAACATACAGTTAGAATGCCACGTGACTGGATGATGCTTATTGGCGAACCAGACCACGGTGACTTAGAAGTTATTCCGTTAACTAGTTTAAACGATAGAGGATTCCATGCATTTGTATTTAATCCAAGAAGCGACTTTAGGCCATCATTTTCTCCTGTAGAAATTGTAGACGTATATCAAGATGTACGTTGGTACTTTCCAAAACTTAAACCTGGACAACTATTAGCAGTTCCGTTAGAAAGTGGATCAAAACCAAGATGTGCATATTTTGTAGAAGAAATTAGCAGAGCATCAGAAATTGTAGATGTTGAAAAAGTCTGGTAATAATTATATTGTAAAAACTTCTAATCTGTGCTATAGTTTAAGTCTTAGTGGAGATAACCAACAGACTTGGAATAAAACACAAAGACCGCTGATTGAAAATGTTGTTAACTTTTTTAATGATAGAGAAATGGTTAATGCAGGAGTAAACATTACAATTGACTGGGACGCACAAAATAATCGTTGGTATCATATTAGTTTTGAAAACATTGATGATGCTACACTCTTTGAAATAACATATGCAGAGTATTTTTAATTATGGCAAGTAAACTTCCACTAAACAAAGTCTTAGGTGCAATGGATCGTAAAGATAGGAAGTTTTACGACAATCTTAGTGATGAAGAACGTAAAGCATTTAGTCCTTTTTTAATGAACCGTTATGCAAGTAGTGTAAAAGGACAAAGTGAATTACAAGAGTGGTGGCTTATTGCTACAAACAAACGTGTTAACACACATTTCTTTGACTTAGGTAAACATCCTAAGTTACAATGGTTATTACTTACAAGTGCAAGTCCGGGCATGGGTACTGCATTTCATGAATGGATTGCAAACAAAAAGAAAGTGGCTAGCAAAAACAAAATTGGCAAAGCATTAAATCATATATACCCAAATGCTAAAGCAGATGAAATTGAACTACTTGAGAAACTTAATACTAAAGCAGATGTTAAAAAGTATCTTGAAGATTTAGGATATGACGATAAGCAACTTAAAGAATTATTATGAACACATTGATGTCAATCGCAAAACAAACGGCAGAAGCACATATGAGTGATAAGCCATTTGTTTGTAAGTATTGCGACAGAGCTTTCAGTAAAGAGAAAACTTTGTTTAGTCATATGTGTGAGCAAAAACGTAGATGGTTGCAAGAAAAAGATAAACATGTACAATTAGGATTACAAGCATACTTAAGATTTTATGAAAAAACACAAGGTGCAAACGGGTCTAAGAAAACATATGGAGACTTTGTTAATAGCCCATATTATAATGCATTTGTAAAGTTTGGCAAACACCTAGTTAACATAAAAGCAATTAATGTTAGTAAGTTTATTGATTATGTAATTAATAACAATACTAAGTTGGACCAATGGTGCCAAGATAAACATTATCAAGCATACTTAACATCACACTTAAAAGTTGAAAGTTGGCAAGATGCTATTTCAAGAAGTTTAAAAACTATGGAAGCATGGGCTGATGAAAATGAAGTACAACTAAACAGTTACTTTTTTGCCGCTAATAAAAACAAAATATGTCAACATATTGTTAACGGTAGAATTAGTACTTGGGTAATATTTAACTGTGATACTGGTATTGAATTTTTAGGTAAAGTCAGTGAAGAGCAACTTACTATGATATACGAATACATTGATCCGGACTTTTGGAAGAAAAACTTTATTAAGTACCATCAAGAAACTGCTATTGTAAAAAGTGCATTAAAGGAAGCAGGATTATGAGTGATTTGCCTGACGTAGACATTGACTTTTCTGACAGACAAAAAGCGATTGATTTAATTGATTGTACACCTGCTATGATGCAAGAACATGGATCTCTTACAAAGCATAATACAGGTGTTTACTATACAGGTATTCCGTATGATCCTGTAACAGGCGTTGCAACATTAGATTATAAAACTGCTGAAGATAGAGGTTACTTTAAACTTGACTTACTTAATGTAGCAGTATATCGTAATGTTAAAGATGAAGCACATCTTGATAGATTAATGGCACAAGAGCCGCAATGGAACTTACTTTGGGAAAGTAAAGATTTTTGTGAAAAAGTGATACATATAAGTAACTATTATGATTTGATAGTTAAAAAGAAACCTTTAAGTATACCGCAGATGGCAATGTTTCTAAGTATTATTAGGCCTGGTAAAGCAAACCTACAATACAAACCATGGGACAAAATAGCAGAGACTGTTTGGCAAAAACCTGCAGACGGTAGTTACTATTTTAAAAAAGCACACGCAGTTGCCTATGCACATTTAGTAGCAGTACACATTAACTTATTATCCGAGGAACATAAATGACATATCTTGTAACTGACAACTGCATTAATTGTAAGTACACTGATTGTGTAAGTGTATGTCCGGTAGATTGTTTTTATGAAGGATTAAACACACTAGTTATAAACCCAGATGAATGTATTGATTGTGGAGTATGCGAGCCCGAGTGTCCTGCAGGTGCTATTATTCCTGATACTGATGTTGTAGGTGCAGAATTAAAATACTGGATGAATATTAATACAAAGTATAGTGAAGGTGCATGGCCAGTGATAACAGAACAAAGAGATCCAATGCCAGATGCTGATGCAAATAATAGAGAATTAAATCCAGATGTACCAGATAAACGTGATCTATTAGATGAAACACCGGGTAAAGGTGACTAGTTTACTTTTTTAATTAATTGAATACTGCGTCTTTTAGTTCTTTTTTTACTAAGATCGCTTAAACTTACATTAGGACCTGCAATAATTTCGCAGTCTTTTGTTACAAATGTAGTTAAGAATGGTCGAAAAGGTAACCATTCTTCTTTAAGAAAGATATTAATAGGAATCATTCGGTTGGATTCCCACCACCAATCGTCACCAAGTTTGAGAAACAACTTCTTTAAGTGTGCTTCGGTAATCTTTTCGTAGTTATAAAAGCTCGTACAATGTGCATCTCTGTTTTGTACGATTCCGATATACTCGTTCTGACCGTAACTGATATGACTCAAAAACGGAAACTTATCTAGTAATTTTATTAATAATTCTTCCATCTATGGCATAAATACTCTATATAATGTGGATTCATAAAAACAATGCAAAAACTAAATGGCTATATAGAAACACAGTATCTGAGCGTACTTTACTCTCCAGATACAACAACTGTAAACAGGAGTAGAACAGTGTATGCTCGACCTATAAAACTTTACCGTGGTATTGATAACACCTTGCAATTACGATTGTTAAATAACGATCAAAAAAGCGTCGATGTAAGTACCAAAACATTTGTTCTTAATATTGTCGATCCGACTACACACTTAGTTATCAAAAGTAAAACCACCACCCTAGGTAATACGACTCAAAGTCAAGCAGGTAAGGTAGATTTTGATTTAACTAGTACTGATATGTCCTCAACTAACGCAGGACGTTTTATTTACAGTATATATGAACTAAACAGTGACTCGTCAAAAACTATAATTTACAGTGATGATGACTATGATGCTGATGGACAACTACAAATATTTGACTCTCCATATGTTGGATTTACTGCAAGTACAGAAGTAACATTTAGTACAATGACTGGTTCTACAACCGATGATAATAGCTCATACGCACTTGCACACGCACACTTAGACACAGACTCACTACATACTGCACAGTATTATCTAGTAGGATATACAGGCACTATTACAATACAAATTACAGTAGATGCAGATCCAAGTTCACTACTTGATAGCGACTGGGTCGATTTATCAAATACTACATATACTGCTCAGACAGGCAGTCAGTCAGTTAACTTTACAGGCAACTATACAGCAGTTAGATTTAAAAGTGTAAAAACTGCAGGAACTATAACAAAAGTCTTGTATCGCCCGTAACTCTGTGTTATAATCAGTTATTATGCAAAACAATATCCAAGATGTATTGGTAGCACATCTACCCTCTGACAAAAGAAGTAGTCCAAGTGAATGGACTAGTTTCAGTGGGCCATGTTGTGTACACAATGGTGAAAGAAGAGCGGATACTAAAGGCCGTGCAGGTACTATTGTGAACGGTGATGGTAGTGCAAGTTACCATTGCTTTAATTGTGGTTTTAAAACTGGTTGGGCTCCTGGATTACCAGTAGGATTTAAGTTTCGTCAACTGCTAGAATGGTTAGGTGCCGAAGAGGCAACTATACGCGGACTTGTTATAGAAGCACTTCGTATAAAGCAAGATTATGAAATACTTAATCCGGTTAAAGAAGTTAAAGAAGAAGTAGTTTTTAAAACTAGGCAGTTACCACAGGATAGTAAAAGCATAATGGATTGGCTACATGACGGTACACAAGATTTTGCAAATAGAACTGCCGAGTACGCATTAAGTAGAGGACTTGAAGATAACTTAGATAAACTTATGTGGAGCCCTAGTAGAGCTGGTAACATGAATCGTAGACTTATTATTCCTTTTAATTGGAAAGGGCAAACAATAGGTTATTGTGGTCGTGCAATAGATCAAGATGTTAGTCCAAAGTATTACAATGCAATGGAACCTGGCTATGTGTATAACACAGAAGCACAAGACAAAGAAAACAAATTTGTTATTGTAGTTGAAGGTCCATTTGATGCACTTAAAATTGGAGGTGTTGCAGTATTAAGTAACACTATCAGTGAAACACAAGCAGACATTATTGATAACTTAGGAAAAGAAGTTATAGTTGTACCTGATAAAGATGAAGCAGGAAAAAAATTAGTAGATGCCGCATTACAGTATAGATGGAATGTAGCATACCCAGATTGGGATAATGACGTAAAAGATGTTAGTGATGCAATAGACAAGTATGGAAAGTTGTATACTTTGTGGAGTATTGTAAACACTAAGCAAAGCAGTAGAATAAAGATAGAATTGATGAGGAAGAAACTTGGCAACTAATTACACAACAGACTTACAAAGATTATTTTTAGAAATGATGTTAAATGATGCACAAACATTTGTTAGAGTGCAAAACATTTTTAATGCAGAAAACTTTGATAGAAGTCTTAGAGAAGCGGCAAAGTTTATAGAAAAGCATACAACTGATCATGCAACTATGCCTGCAATTGAACAAGTAAATGCGGCATGTAACATGCAACTAAAGACAGTTGACAACTTAAATGATGGACACTATGAATGGTTTATGACAGAATTTGAGCAATTTACTAAAAAACAAGAACTAGAACGTGCTATTTTAAAAAGTGCAGATATGATTGAAAAAGGCGAGTATGAGCCAGTTGAAAAACTTATTAAAGATGCAGTACAAATTAGTTTAACAAACGACTTAGGTATTGAGTATTGGGAAAATCCACGTGAACGACTAATGAGTTTGAAAGATGGTAATGGACAAATTAGTACAGGCTGGCCTGCATTAGATAGAAAACTATTTGGTGGATTTAACAAAGGTGAACTTAACATATTTGCAGGTGGTAGTGGTAGTGGTAAAAGTTTGTTTATGCAAAACTTATCTATTAACTGGGCACTAGCAGGACTTACAGGAGTTTATGTAACACTTGAACTTAGTGAAGGCTTATGTGCTATGCGATTAGATAGTATGGTTACAGATATTCCAAGTAAAGATATTTTTAAAGATATTGACACACTTGAAATGAAACTAGGAATGACTAGTAAAAAAGCAGGAAGTTTAAGAATAAAATATATGCCAGCACAAAGTAACATTAACGATATGCGAGCATATTTAAAAGAGTTACAAATACAAACAGGAAAACAAATTGATTTTATATGTGTTGATTACTTAGACTTGTTAATGCCAGTTAGTGCTAAAGTATCGCCAAACGATCAGTTTATTAAAGACAAGTATGTTAGTGAAGAACTGCGTAACTTAGCAAGAGAGTTTAATATTATTATGGTAACTGCTTCGCAGTTAAACAGAGCGGCAGTTGAAGAAATAGAATTTGATCACTCGCATATTGCAGGTGGTATTAGTAAGATTAATACTGCTGATAATGTTATTGGTATTTTTACAAGTAGAGCAATGCGTGAGCGTGGAAGATATCAGATACAGTTTATGAAAACTAGAAGTAGTAGCGGCGTAGGACAAAAAGTTGATTTAGAATTTGATATTAACAGTTTAAGAATTAGAGATTTAGCAGAAGATGAAGGTGGACAACAGACAGTTAGTTCAGCAATGATGAATAAGATTAAGTCTAATGCAGATAACACACAAGACTATCAACCTGAAGCAAAAGTTACTGCAAGTGTACAAAGTAGTAAACTAAAAGATATGTTAGCAGGTATAAAGTCTAGTTAGTAGTTTTATGATCTTCGTCGTGATCATTTTCAGGCTTGCCAATATTTGCAACATATTTGCCAATAGAATGATCTCTTGCACCATCAAAAGGTTCACATTTTTTCCAAGCAGCCACTCTGCCTCTCCAACCATCTTTAAATCTTTGCCATGGATTAAGTCCGTTGCGGACAAGCCCATAATGATTTAAATAATGTAATTTTCCATGGTGTTTAAAGAACATTATTGCCATAGGAACTTTGGTAACTGCATCATTATTGTTTACCCATCTATGATGACAACATGTAATACTTTTAACAAAAGTCCTATTACCTACTCTTGGAGAACCATATGTGTACAATACTAACTTATAGCCTGAAACACACAAACGAGCCGCACATATAGTTGCCATTGCGGCACCTAAACTATGTCCACAAACAGACAACGACTTTCCGCTATGTATAGTTGCTAATTCAAACATTAACGGTTTCCAAACTTTTTCAACTTCATCATAAAACCCGTCATGTACTTTACCTGCTACTTTACTTCTTTTCTTCCAGGCTTTTAAGTCTGCAACAACATCACTCATTTGAGTAACTTCTGTTCCTCTAAATGCTATTGCAACATGGTCTTTATTACTTACTAAGTATACTTGAGCACCATTAATATCAATAAATCGAATATCAGTGTAGCCAAGTTCTTCTAATTGTTTATCAACTTCAGGACTTCTATTTTGATATGCCAAAGATGCTAGTGTGGAGTGGTGGAAATCTGCTTTCATGTCGTAATTACCTCTAGTTTGTGCTAGTAGTATTTAACAAAAATTTACATAAATAACATATAATGAATGGAGATTATTAAAAGTGCAACGTAAAACACGCAAACTATTAGAAGAATTAGATAGCATTGCAATACCAAGAGATCGTGTACATTTAATCGAATCTCGTGCAGAGCATTTAATTGCCAGTGCGAAGAATTTGATAGAGTTAATTCGTAATAGTTACGATAATCAAATAGCAGAAGACATGGAACGCAAGTTATTGTTGGCAATTAAAAGACAAGACAGCAAAAAATTTACTAACGGGTTGAAAAAATTAAAATGAATTTAAATGAACTATTTGGCTTATTTGGCTCCGAAAACGACAAAGAAATAAAAGCACTTGCTACTAAAACAAGACTTTTTTATCAAAAAGCAATGGAAAACCTTGAAAATGTTATTGCTCAAAACGGAGATGCTTTTAGTAAGCAACCAAAAGTAGCCTTTGAACAATGGTTTGAGCATTACTTTGATAGACCTTTAACAAGAGTAATAGACGCTCCTGCGATTTACAGTAAAGTTACTAACAACACAATGGATAAACTTATTAAAATTTTTGTCTTACTTGGTTGTCAAAATACTTACTTAAAGCCTAAAACAGGTTTTGCTGGCGGTAAGTCATTGTTACAAATAGCACCATTGATTTTTAAGAAAGATCCAAAATCAGTAGCAATTATTGAAAAATTATATGGTAAATTTGTTGATGATAAAGAACCAGATTTTGATCCAAAGGATTTTTCTAATAAAGTTAAAGTAGGTGCTGAAATGGATTGGCCGGGTAAAGGAAAGATTACTTGGAAGGGTGCTATGTGGCTTGATGCAAGGCAACAACCACTACCTAAAGCAGAGCAAGGCCCTGCAACACAAAAAGCCATAGATGATGGATTAGTTGAATGAAAAGACTAAGTGAAGGAGGTGCAATGCCTGGTGTAGGTGCAATTCATATAGATGAAATTGAACCAACATTAAAGTTACTACAAAGTAAACTTGGTATTGACCTAGAAAATAATGTACTCGGTAGTGTAGGAAAAAGACAATTCAGTGGAGACATTGATGTTGCACTAAACGTACCTGCAGACGACATTCCTGCATTTGTAGAGAAATTAAAAGCAATGCCAGAAGTATTAGACTTAGCAAAGTCTAGTGTTATAATGACAAAGATAAAGATAGAAAAGTTTGACAAATCTAAGTCAGATGGAAGACCACGTACAGGCTATGTACAAGTAGATTTTATGCCTGGAGATCCAGGTTGGTTAAAGACTTATTACCACTCACCTAGTGAGACAGAGTCCAAATACAAAGGTGTTTATCGTAATATTATGATAGCATCAATTGCCGCAGTATATCAACGTAAGGACAGTGACGAAAAAATTGATGATGGACGTTCGGTTACAAGTGAACGTTGGATGTGGTCACCTACAGATGGCTTGATCCGTATCAGAAGAACACCGGTTCCAAAGAAAAGCGGAGATGGATATACTAAAAAGAATAATAATGAAAAAATGATAGATCCTATTAAAGATCCTAAAGGTATTGCTAAAGCATTAGGATTAGATGGACCAAGAGATTTAAATAGTTTTGAAACACTATGGAACGCAGTTAAAAAGAAGTATCCAGCAGATGTAGTAGAAAAGATTAGAAAAAGTTTTGAAGAAAACGGTGTTATTAAAGATGCCGGAATACCTCCAGAACTTAACGAAGAATTCAATAGAACATTAGAATTGGCAGGTTTATGAAAGCACTTGAATTTATAATTGAAGCAGTTGAGGCCCGTATACAACACGCAGAAGATATTATCTTTTGGGAAGGTAGTAAGGGTGCTAAACGTACTTTAGAGGCTTTAAAAAGACTTGAACAAGGAGGACACAATGACGTCACAATTAAATGGGATGGAAGTCCTGCTATTATATTCGGTCGTGATGAGTCTGGTGATTTTATCCTAACAGACAAAGGCGGATTTGTAGCAAAGAGTTACAACGGAAAAGCAAAAAGTGGTGATGAAGTACAACAAATGATACTAAACAGACCTGGTGCAAAGATACCTGAAAAAGCAGATGGCTTTAAACAATTAGCAGGTGCAATGAAAAATGCTTTTGTGGCTTTTGAAAAAGCAATGCCTAAAGACTTTCGTGGGTACTACAAAGGTGATTTATTATACTTTACAACACCTCCTAAAAAAGAAGATTCGTTTGTGTTTACTCCAAACATTGTAACGTATACAGTTAAAGCAGACAGTAACATTGGTAAAAGAATAGCACAAAGTACATACGGTATCGTTATACACATACATATGGATGAAAACGGTATTGATCGTAAATTAACACAAGCAGACATGAACACTATGCAAGGCGGAGAAGTATTAGTAATACCTCCAGTAACGGCACAAAAAGCACCTGTTATTGACGATTCAAAAATTAAACAACTTGAGTCATTAGTAAATAGTAGTGCAACTGAAGTTGATAAGTTACTCGATATGGCAGTACTAGAACAACTTAAGATGAAAGATTTAAGCAAAATATTTTATGCTTATATAAACAGTAAAGTTGATACAACCATGAATGGCCTTGGCGATGATTTTGAAAATTGGATGTCAACTAGTAAAGTAAGTGGAGTTAAACAAGCTCGGGTAATGCAACACATTAATGAAAATATTAACGGTTTTAAAAGTATGTGGCGTATTGTACGAGGCGTACAAATTGTTAAAGACGACATTATTGACCAGTTTGAAAAACAAGATGCAGATGTTAAAGCAACTATTGGTAGCGGAAAAGGCGGCGAAGGATACGTTCTTTCAGATCCAAAAGGTGATGTAAAACTAGTAGGTAGAGAGTACTTTACTAAGGCAAACAGGGCAGTGCAAAGATGATAGAAACATTTGGATTAACTTTAATTTTTATGACAGTTTTTGTTTTAGGAATGTCATTAGGTTTAATTAAAAATAAACCGCTTAAAGGTAGTTGCGGTGGTATAAACTGTAGGTGTGAAAAATGATGAATTTTTTAAAAGATGAATTAGTTGAAGCAAAATTATTTAGAAGTCCTGCGTCTTTTAAGACTAAAAGTGCTGAAGATGTAGCACATAACATTTACGCACACATTCTTTCTTTACAGGCTATGCGTTATACTGATCCTGGTGTAGCAGGCAAGTATGCAAAAGATACAATGCGTTTTGGAGGATTTGACGGTGTCAGAGCCGGTGGTAGTGATTTACACAACTTAATGGCACACCTTGATGGTATTGAAGATAAAGGAATGCTTAGTGTACCTAATGCACAAGTTAAACGTATGCTTAGAGATATACAAAACGGTGTAAAAGTTACAGATAGAGATAGACGTACTATAATGCAACTTGAAAAAAGTTTATCTATTAAAGATCCTAACCTTAAAGCAATGCGTAGAATTATTGCAGACTGGCCTCGTGCATTACCAAGTGAACAAAAGGCTGGAGCAACACGTTTAGGATTTATGATGAACCATTATGCAAGAGGTAGTGATTTACATACTCCGTATATAAGAAGTATTAAAGGTATTGCTAACCAAAATGCAAAGAGTCCATACAACAGTAAGTTAGGATGGGCGGCAGTAGGCGCAGTTGCTGGTGCAGTTGCAGGATACAAAGCAATAAGAAAAAAAGATGCTATAGCCAGAGCAAGTAACGTAGCAGTAACAAAATTCCAAAGATAAACATTCACATTAGTTCTTACCTCTCAGACATAAATAAAACTGAAGCGTAAAAGCGATAGGCATAACACAGGCAACAAAACACAGGCACAAGTCTATAAGGCTCCAATATTATCAATCGGTTAAAGCAACCCTGAGGAAGCAATGAGTTTAAGTCGAGACATTGAAAAAACAAGCCTAGAAGCTCACGTTGAATTATGTGCAGCGAGGTACTCACGTTTGGAAGAAAAATTAGACAACCTGGAAGGGCGTGTCATAGGTATTGAATCTGTTCTCGGAGAAATCAGAGACAGTGTAGTACGTGACCGTGACGTTCGTAACAGACAAATGATTAATTGGGGTGTAGGTATTATTACAACTTTATGTACAACCTGCGGCTTTTTAGCATACCAACTATTTCTTAAATAAGATCCAATCGGACTAAATACTAATATGCTTATATTAGAACTATTCAGTGACGAAAAAACAGAAATAAACGAAACCAAAATGGCTTGGGGCCGTCGCGGTAACCAAGTGGTACGGAAGTATAGATGTACTATTGGACGTTTAAAAGGAAAAACAGTTAGTACTCCTGGAGCATGTTTTGCCGCACCGGATATCAAAAAACGTATGAAGTTGAAGATGACTAAAGCAAAACTTGGCAGTAAAATGGCTCGTAAGTCTAAAAGAACAAAGCGAGTAAATCCAGTAAGCAAAAGAATACAGGCACTAAACAAGGCAAGCAGATAAATGCGTTTAAATGATCTATTTGAATTTGGCGGAGAACCGCAAAAAGTAAAGACGGTTGCAGGTAGTAAGGTTACACTTACAGATCCAAAGAAACCTGGTATCGAAACAACTATTGATACAGACCAAGTAGATATTGATAATAAAGATCCAAACAATCCAGTTATAAAAGCCAAAAAACCAGGTCAGAAAAAGATAGCAGGTGGACTTCGTCCAGGACAAACTGTTAGTTTTGGAGAAGGCACCATCGAAGAAGGTGTTAACGACCCACACATTTTTAAAGCACTTTTTATGGCAGGTGGACCGGGTAGTGGTAAAAGTTTTGTTGCCAAGAATATACTTGGTGGTACAGGATTACGTCCACTAAACAGTGACGAAGTATATGAATTGCTAATGAAAAAGCAAGATCTTGATTTAGATCCAGACTCTATTGCATCTCCACAAGGACAAGAAATCCGTGGTAAAGCAAAAGACTTAACAAAAAAACGCAGTATTCAGTATATAGCAGGTAGAATTGGTTTACTTGTAGACGGTACTGGCAAAGATACAGATGTGTATCAAAACCAAGTAAAATTTTTTAAGCAACTAGGCTATGATTGTGCAATGATATTTGTCAACACTAGTCTTGATGTTGCACAACAAAGAAACAAAGAACGTGATCGCATACTACCTCCTAAAATGGTTGAGGAAATGTGGCATGACGTACAACAAAATATCATGAAATATCAGCAAATTTTTGGTGCTGATAAGTTTTTCGTTATCGATAATAGTGGAGGTCTTGAAGATCCAACACGCTCAGAAAACTTTGATAACGTATATAATAACACACAGAAATTTTTAAATTCACCAGTTAGCAATAAAGCACAACAGTGGATCGACAAAGCAAAAGAAAAAACTAAAACTTAATGAGTTATTTTGAATTTTCTGATGGTGTAAGAGTGTCACTATCAAAAGAAGAAGAAGAATTTTTAGACAGTTTTAAAACATCAGTAAAACTAACTGATGTTGGACAAAAGCATATAAAAGTATGTTTAATGTTAGTAAATAAGAGTGTATTATATAGGAAAAAACGCAATGGTGACCTCTACTATTACAAAGAAACCAGAACTTAAACAGTTTTCAGACTTTGTAAAATCAAGACTTGATCAAACTCCAGTTATTGTTAATAATAAAGACAATGTAAGAGTAGGAAACTACGTTTGTAAACAGGACGAAGGTTTCTGGGTTGTGTACTATAAAAAACGTGAAGAAAAGTCTTTTACACTTCGATCTAGTGCAGTAGCATGGTGCATTGCAACTATTGGCAACAACTCAATGGATGCTAGAACAATATTACATGAAGATAATAATTACGGGCGACTTATTGAAAACGCCTATGTATTTCTAACAAGATTTAAAACAACAACTGATCCGTTTAAGAAAGAACTTATGTGGATACGTTATGATGACAGTATGTGTCAGTTAAAAAATAAAAGAGAACGCCTTACAAATTTTCTTAAAAATTTAAAAGTAGGCTAAATACACTTACAAAATAGGTTTGGGATAAAAACATGGAATTAAATGATTTAAACAGAGTTAAACATAGTGATAGTTTAAATAAACTATTAGGCACACGTTTTAATATGGCTCTTGACTTACAAAAGTTAACAGAGCAACGTGCAACAAAGTTACTATCTGCTATTGGAAAAACTTTAACAGAATCGCAAAAGGGCACAGGGCCTTATCAAACAGATAAGAAGTATATGGCGTCTAAACTTGCTAAAGAAACTGTTGAAGCATGGTTAGTTGAAAACGGCTTAGGAATTAACGAAAAAGATGAGCCTTCTAATGAAGAACCAGGTGATGGTGCTATTGAGCCACAACAGGAACTTCCAGGAGCAGATGCAAAGAGAAACCAAGCACTTCGTATGCTAGTAGGAACACAAAACTTTGCTAAAGCCAGACGTGCAATGGAATTATATAAGCAAGGCAAAACTGTACCACCAACATTAATGATTGGACTTATGCCAGTTATTGATATGATGGATGAGATTATGTCAAGTGGAATAGCAAATGTTCGTATGTTACAAATGGTACAACGACGTTCTAAAAAGGCGTTAGGTATTTCAGAAAGCGTTCTTAAAGAAGGTGAAATGGAAAGTGCAGAATTAGTATTAGCATCAAAAGACATGGTTGATAGACTTCAAGGAATGTTAGAAGATGTTGGTGAAATGATGAACGAAGAATTACTTCCGTTAACAGATTCAATCCGCGATGAAATGGGCAATGAAAAAGCAGAAGCATTTAGTAATGCCGCAAAAGGTGCCTTAGAAGCATTCATGGACGCAGTTACAACTGCACGTGGAGACATGGATAGTGCGAGTCGCATTTTACTTGGCGAAGAACCTGCAATAGATAGTGAACCACCAGTTGATTTAGCTGCGGATGACACAGATTTAGATTTAGACATAGGCGGCGATACTGATGCTGACTTAGACTTAGATGCAGATCCGGCTGGTCAAGAAGGCACAGAAGAACTAGATAGAGAAGAACGTATCTAATGAGATTTGATGAGTTTGTCATAGAAACAGATTCATCTAACAAGGTTATGAGCTTGTTAGTGTTTCTAAAGAACCGTGCTGAACAAACAGGTGCAAAGCCTGAGATTAGTATGGATGCTTTATCGCAAATGGCACAATCAGTAGGTATCTCTTTAACATATGATAATTTTAGTACTTTAGTACAGAGCAACCCAAACTTTAAAGCTCTTGTTGCTGATTTTAATCAGGATACTGTAGTACTAAATTTACCAGGCGATGAAAGAACTATTGCAAGTAAGGCAGACTTAGACATAGAGCCTGTTGATAAAGTTGATTCAATGGCTAAAAGAGCTTTGAAAAAAAGAACTTGATCTCTGACAAAATCTCTGTTATAGTAATACTATGATAACTAATAAATTTGACTACAAAGCCTTAACTCGGAAGAGTGTAGATGGAAAAAGGCTATACAGTACTCCTGACGGATTAGCAGTTCCTAGTGTAACTACAATCCTTAGTGTAACTCAATCACAAGAAAAACAAGAAGGTCTAAGACGTTGGCGAAAACGTGTTGGCGAGGTAAAGGCGCAAGAAATTGTAACTGAAGCCGCTAACCGTGGTACCCGTATGCATACCTATCTGGAAAACTATTGTATTGACGGCGTTATTAAAGAACGTGGAACAAATCCTTTTAGCCATCAATCACATGCAATGGCTGAAACTGTTATACGTGAAGGAATGTGCAATGTTGACCAAGTATGGGGTGTAGAAGTATCTATGTTCTTTCCGGGCATATACGCAGGTACAACTGACTTAGTAGGAGTGCATAAAGGCGAACATGCTATTATGGACTTTAAGCAAACAAACAAGCCTAAGAAAGCAGAATGGGTAGAGGATTATTATTTACAACTGTGTGCATACGCAGAAGCACATAACGAAGTTTATGATACAAACATTTCTAAAGGTGTAGTATTAATGTGTGTTAAGCCTGAAATGGATGAACAGGGTAAGTTACAAACTGATCCGCAGTATCAAGAGTTTATTGTTGAAGGCGAAATGTTTGAACATTGGCGTCAACAGTGGTGGAAACGTGTTGAACAGTACTATATAAAGACTTCTTAATGTATAAATACATTACATAGACGAAGGTGGAAACATGGCAGTAATTCAAATTTCAAGAGTGCAACACAGACGTGGTCTGTTGCAAGATCTTCCTCAATTATCAGCAGCCGAACTAGGTTGGGTAATTGATAATCGTAAACTTTATATTGGTAATGGACCAGTTGAAGAAGGTGCGCCTATAGTTGGCAATACGGAGATTTTAACACAGTATAGTGATATACTAGGTGGCATTAGTTCTTATACATATAAAGGAACTGAAGTAGGTTATACTGCACAAACACAAAGCGGAAGTGGCAACGTACAAAGAACATTACAAAGTAAACTAGATGATATTGTAAGTGCAAAAGATTTTGGTATCATTGGTGATGGTACAACTGATGTAGCCGCTAAGATTAACTGGATGTTATATCAAGTATATTGCCGTGAGTCTACAAATAACAAAAGTTTAAAAAGAATTCTATTTCCAGCAGGAACATATATTGTAAAGAGTGCAATTAAGATTCCAAGTGATTGTGTTATTATTGGTGAAGGTGCTGAACATACAATATTTAAGTATACAGGTGCAACAGTAGACTATGTTGCAAGAACTGCCGATAGTGCTCAACAAACTGGAACAAATATTGGATTAAGTGGTGCAACTTATCCAAAGAATATTTCTATTGCACAATGTAGTTTTGAAAATACAACTGCATATACATCAGTACTAGTCGAACGTGCAAAGTATGTACACTTTGACGATGTTACATTTACAGGTAATCATGCAAATGATGGCACTTATCCTAGTGCAACTGGTAGCAGTATAGGTGTAAAAGTTTCAAAAGTAGCCGGTGATAGTAGTTATCACATAACATTTAATCGTTGTAATTATAGACGAGCAAACACAGCATTTGTTATTGATGATGAAGTAAACAATGTAGTATTAGATAAATGTAATTTTCATTTACTCTATCAAGGTGCATTAATTGGACAAAACGTTGTAGGTAACGGTCCTGCAGGCGTAAAAATTAATAATTGCTTATTTGATGACATTCATCATTCAGCAATCAAAGTCATTGGAGTTAAAGACTTTGTAAGTTCTTTTAACACATTCAAAGTAATGGTTGCAAGTGGAACAACTGGAGTAGGTGGACCATTAGCACCAATCATTGATATTAGTAGTGATAATAATTATAGTATCGGTGATAGTTTTGAACGTAATGATGCTGATGCCGTAACTCACGCCAGAATTGAAACAAACAACAAACGTGTTTATGGTTTAGTTGCAGGTGAACATATTGTATATGGTACTCACTTTCAACAACCAGGTGTACAAGAAGCATTGTCTGATAATACTTCTACGCCAACTAATACAACTATTGACTTTAACGAAGCAGTTCTTAGTAACAGTAGAGTATACTTTACTATTGATCGTGGAAATGCAAGTGCAACAGGTTCATTAACTATTACTGGTAGTAACACCGGTGGTTACAGTCTAGATGAAGAACGAGTTGAAAATGCAGATGTCGGAGTTGGATTAACTATTGATGGAACAACAGGTACTGTACAGTATACTTCAACAAGTACTGGTACTGCACCAACGTTACATTATCGTATCGAGACACTAAAATAAAAATAAATTAAAAGGCTATTATGTTTGATTTAAGGCCTGAAGATCGTATATCTGAATGGCGTAAATTCAGGAAGAGCATTCAGTATCTTGACAGGATGGAAATGCTTCAAAAAACAACGGATTTATGGAAAACGGCTCCGTTGGTAAATCATTATTTGGATCTTGACAGTTGCGAAAACTGGCCTGATCCATGGACATTACTTGTGGATAATATGTACTGCGAAGCGGCAAGAGCTCTAGGTATGTTTTATACACTTTTTTTAACAGAAAGATTTGACAAACGGGATCTAAGTGTAGTAATATATAACAGTAAGTCGGGTTACGACGTGGCTGTAGTAGTATGTGAGAAATATGCTCTTAATATTCACTTCGAGGATGTCGTAAATACAACGTCGATCAACAACACAGATCAGTATCGTATTTTTGATGCAGACGATCTAAACGCAGTAAACTATCTATAACAATAGGACTATCGATTAATGAATGATATTCAAGTAAAGAAACGTAACGATACAGACGAACCATTAGACATTGAGAAAATGCACAAAGTTGTATTTTATGCTTGTGAAGGCATCACAGGTGTAAGTGCAAGTGAAGTTGAGATTAAAAGTAGTTTACAGTTCTATAGTGGTATCACTAGCACCGAAATACAAGAAACTTTAATTAAAAGTGCCGCTGATTTAATTAGCGAAGAAAATCCTAACTATCAATGGGTAGCAGGACGTTTAATTAACTATCACCTACGTAAGAACGTATACGATAGTTTTGTTCCTTGGCCATTACTGCAAACAGTTAAAACTAATATTGACAAAGGTTATTATGACGAGGCTATTCTTGAACAGTATACTGAAGAAGAATGGGAAATATTAGACACATACACAAGACACGAACGTGATGAAGTACTCACATATGCAGCCATGGAACAATGGCGTGGAAAATATCTTGTGCAGAATCGTGTAACAGGTGACATATTTGAAACACCACAAGTAGCATATATGATGATTGCGGCAACGTTGTTTGCTGAATACTCTGCAGATACACGTCTACAGTATGTAAAGGATTATTACGATGCTATTAGTAACTTTGACATTAGTTTACCTACTCCTGTTATGGCGGGCGTACGAACACCACAAAGACAATTTAGTTCATGTGTTCTTATTGAAACAGATGATAGTTTGGATAGTATTAATGCTACTACTAGCAGTATCGTTAAGTATGTAAGTCAAAAAGCAGGTATCGGTATTGGAGCAGGAAACATTCGTGCATTAGGCTCTCCTATTAGAAACGGTGACGCTTATCACACAGGCGTTGTTCCTTTTTACAAAATGTTTCAAGCAGCCACACGTTCATGTTCACAAGGTGGAGTAAGAAACGGAGCGGCAACATTATATTATCCTATATGGCATTATGAAGTAGAAGATCTTGTTGTGCTAAAAAACAATAAAGGTACAGAAGATAACAGAGTACGACATATGGACTATGGTGTACAATTTAATAAGTTAATGTACGAAAGACTTATTTCTGGTGGCAATATAACTTTATTCTCGCCTAGTGATGTACCTGGTTTATATGACGCTTTTTTTAGCGATCAAGATAAATTTAAAGAAATATATGAACGTGCTGAACGTAACACTAGACTACGAAAGAAAACAATTCGTGCAAGTGACTTGTTTAGTTCGTTTATGGAAGAACGCAAGAATACTGGACGAATATATCTTATGAATGTCGATCACGCAAACGACCATGGAGCATTCAAGGCTGAGTTAGCACCAGTAAAACAAAGTAACTTGTGTTGTGAAATTAACTTACCTACTAAGCCACTTTCTTCTTTTAACGATGAAGAAGGTGAAATTGCATTGTGTACATTAAGTGCAATTAACTGGGGTAATGTTAAGAAACCAGAAGATTTTAAAAAGCCATGTGATTTAGCAGTACGTGGATTAGACGCATTGCTTACCTATCAAAACTATCCAGTTAAGGCAGCAGAAAATAGTACAGTTAAAAGACGCCCACTAGGTGTTGGTATTATTAACTTAGCATATTGGATGGCTAAGAATGATATGAATTATACTAATCCAAATTTAGATATGATTGATCAGTATGCAGAAGCATGGAGTTATTACTTAATCAAAGCATCGGCGGATCTTGCAACAGAACAAGGTGCTTGTCCTGGAACTAACGAAACAAAATACGGAGATGGCTTGACCCCAAACCAGACATACAAGCAAGATGTAGACGAACTGGTGCCACATACCGAGAGAATGCCATGGCCTGAACTGCGTGAGCAGTTAAAGGAAACAGGTATTCGTAATAGTACGTTGATGGCTTTGATGCCTGCAGAAACATCAGCACAAATTTCAAACAGTACAAATGGGATAGAACCACCCCGTGCATTTGTAAGTGTAAAGCAAAGTAAACATGGGGTATTAAAGCAAGTAGTACCGGAGTTTCGCAAGTTAAAGAACAAATATGAGTTGCTATGGAATCAAGAATCACCTGTTGGTTATTTAAAAATTATGGCAGTTTTACAGAAGTATATTGATCAGGGTATTAGTGTAAACACTAGTTACAATCCTATTCATTATGAAGATGAAAAGATTCCAATGAGTACTATGTTGCAACACTTGTTAATGTTTTACAAGTATGGCGGCAAACAACTGTACTACTTTAATACTAATGATGGTCAAGGTGAAATTGACGTATCAAAACTTGATGATTTGCCACAGGGGGATATTGATGATGCCGACTGTGAAGCATGTGTAATATAAGGAAGAAATAACAATGAGCGTTTTTGATAGCGAAAACAAGAAGAACCACGTAGAGAGTAAAGCATTTTTAGATCCAAACGGAGGAGTACAAATCCAACGTTATGATACACTAAAGTATCGTCAGTTTGATAAGTTTACAGATAAGCAGTTAGGATTCTTTTGGAGACCTGAAGAAGTAGATATTACCGGTGACTCAAAAGATTTTAAAGATCTTACTACACACGAAAAGCATATCTTTACAAGCAACCTTAAGAGACAGATCTTGTTAGACAGTGTACAAGGTAGAGCACCAACAGAAGCATTTGGACCATTAATTAGTATTCCTGAGTTAGAAGCATGGGTACAAACTTGGACGTTTAGTGAGACAATTCACAGTAGAAGTTATACACATATCATTCGTAACGTATACTCGAACCCGAGCAAAGTGTTTGATGAACTAATGGACATTCCAGAAATTGTTGATTGTGCAGATGACATCAGTGGTTATTATGATGACTTAATTGACAAGAGTTTACACTTTCAATTACTTGGTGCTGGTACACATACAGTGAATGGTAAGAAAGTTACAGTAAGTGAATACGAACTTAAAAAGTCTTTATGGTTAGCAATTAATAGTGTTAACATTTTAGAAGGCATACGTTTTTATGTGTCCTTTGCATGTAGTTGGGCGTTTGCTGAACTTAAGAAGATGGAAGGCAATGCTAAAATTATTAAGTTTATTTGTCGTGATGAGAATGTACACTTAGCAAGTACACAAGCATTATTAAAAATACTTCCTAAAGATGATAAAGACTTTATTAAGATTGCTGAAGAAACAAAAGCAGATTGCGAAAAAATGTTTATTGATGCAGTTGATCAAGAATGTGCATGGGCTGACTATTTGTTTAAAGATGGTTCTATGATTGGCTTAAATGCACAACTACTAAAGGAGTATGTTGAGTGGACTGCACACAAACGTATGATTGCAGTTGGATTAACAAGTCCTTATAAAGGTGGAAGTAATCCTTTACCGTGGACACAAAACTGGATTAGTGGAGCAGAAGTACAAGTAGCACCACAAGAAACAGAAATTAGTAGTTATGTAAGTGGTGGTACTAAGCAAGATGTAAGTGACGAATCATTTAAAGGTTTTAGTTTATGATCACAATTTATACTGGTGACCTTTGTGGATTTTGTACAGCGGCAAAACGTTTACTAACTGATTGGGAAATACCATACGAAGAAAAAAATGTAACCCAGGACCCTTCAGCCTTAGAGTTTCTTAAAAGTAACGGACACAGAACAGTACCTCAACTTTATAATGGAAACAAACTTATAGTCGAAGGTGGCTATGATGGTTTAAGGGCCACTGGAAAAGAAACACTCAATGAAAGATTAGGAAATATCGATGTTAGTAACTTCAAACTTTAAAGTAAACGACGTAATTACTTTTAGACTAAACACAGGCGAAGAAGTAGTAGCCAAATTAACAGAAGAAAAAATAGACTCTTATGTAGTAAGCAAACCTCTTGTAATGATATTGCAAGAAAAAGGACCAGTGATGGCACCAATGATGATCAGTGCAGATTGGAAAACTACACCAGTAAACATTTACAAACATGGTGTAACAATGAGTGCATCAACTGTTAAAGAAATTAAAAAAGCATATCTAGAAACTACTAGTGGCTTAGATCTAAGTGCAAGTACAATAATTTAAGTTACTTGTCACCCCAATTGTATTCCCAATACATTGTCCAAAATTCAGAAAACGCCCACAGCATAATAAGTAAAAATGGTAATGCTATAAAGAAGACTATTACTATTAATCTTCGTACTATTTGGTGCTGTCTTTGATACCAATGTACAACTAACTTAATAATCCATTTAAGTTTGTTTGCAATCCAGTCTCCAATTACATATCGTACAAGTCTAACAACAATTAACACAGGTGACATAATTACATCTATGAGCAATAGTGTAATGTCAACTATAATGTCTATTGAGTGATCAACAGTCCACTTATCACGCCATTGTTTAAGTTTGTTTTTAATTTTAGTAAACATACATTTATTTATTGACTTTTCTGCGTTTTTATGCTATAAATAAGGTACAATGTTGAAGCGAACTCAACGATAGACAGGACCCGGGGGCGGTACCCGGCGCCTCCACCATATACACTTTGTAGTTACCAGAACTAGATGGTACCCTAAAGTAAGGACAGACGCAGAGTGTATATGATGGGGGCGAAATAGGATCGACTGGTATTAATTAGGTGAGTGGAGTTGTCCGGATGTAAGCACGGTTATCGCGAACGAAACTTATAATTGCAAATGACAATTATGCGCCAGAAATGGCACTAGCAGCCTAATTTAGGTATGTAGGGGTTGGCAACTTACCTGGCAACAGAAAAGTTGTATTTTTTTGACAAAAAAGGTTGACATATCTCCTAGCTGTGCTATTATAAGTAGTAAGTTAAAAAAAGGAGAAATGCTTATGTATATGTTAAAATGTTTAGTATCGCTTAAAAGTTGTATTGTACGTCAAGTTGTGTTTAAGCCAAACAGTACTGTTCCAATGTCTTTTGCTACAAAAGATTCTGCAACAAAGTATGCTGAGGAGTATGTTCTTAACAAGCCGTTAGCAAATATTGCCAATGCAAATAAAGTTTTTGGTTTCCAGCCTGTTCCATACAACTCAAATCCTAAATTTGATTTAGTTGCTTAATTAAAAATAGTAATAATAATAGGTTGACAAATACTGTTAACCTGTTATACTAATATAGTAAGTTAAATAATAAGGAGTTTTAAATGAAATTAAATAATGTAAACGTAATTGATGTTGAAGTAGATGGTTTAGATATGAAAGATTATCCAGACTTTTGTGATGCTTATATTAGTGAAGCAAAGTTTGCCGATACAAAGCAACAGTTGAATGATAATCAACTTTTTGAATTACAAGAAAACAATCAAATGGAATTTTATGATCTAGTTAGCGAAGAATGTTTAAGCATTGCTGACAGATATTATTCGTAACACGTTAGGTGATACTAACTAGTCGGAACTGATCCACCGATGATGAAGTAGTTTAATCTACTACGAAACAGGATCCGAGGAGCAAGTAAGCCCGGAGTGTACTACCCGAAAGATGTTGAAGATGGAGCGGCTAGACTTTTAAAGATGAATACTGCTATGAAGTAGGCAACATCTAGTACAAGAATTATGTAGGTGCGGTGAAGATGGAGTGTCACACTAGTCTCCAAAACTAGAACTGGAAACAGTTAGAGGGTTCGAATCCTTCCACCTATGCCAAACACGAGGGGGTGTAGCTCAGTTGGTTAGAGCGTCGGCCTGTCACGCCGAAGGTCGCGAGTTCGAGTCTCGTCACTCTCGCCATTTATTATGGACCGTTAGCTCAGCCGGATAGAGCACTTGACTACGAATCAAGAGGTCGGGAGTTCGAATCTTCCACGGTTCACCAAAATATTATAAATTGAATACTAGCCAGACTAGTAACGAACAGAGAACAAATAGGACAATACATTTACAAAGAAGCCCTAGTAAAATTACTTACTAGGGTTTTTTAATGACTAAATAATATAGTAGCATATAATGGAGAATATTAATGACAATACTATGCAGTGGATGTAGTTTTACTATTGGCAGTCACAAAGATGAAAACAATCATGATGTTAATTATAGGCACTGGCCAGATTTTATTTCACGAAGCAGAAATGTAGCAGTAGGTGGTGCAGGTAATAGACGCATTGCTCGTACAATACTTGAAAATATTGATGACGGTGTTGAAAAGATGGAAGCCGTAGTTGTTATGTGGAGTACTGTTGAAAGATATGACTTCTATGATCCGCAATACAATATATATAAGGCAGAAGGTGCAAGTTTTACAGGAATCAAAGAAAAATACCTAAAATATTTTTATACTGACTTTAGCCAATTTGCAAAAACATTAGAATATATTCTGCTTATACAACATATGTGTAAAGCAAGAAATATACCATTAGTAAACTGTCATATGGGTGATATAAATTATAATGATTGGGATATGGATAATGCATGGGGGGTTGGAGTAGATACTCTTAACTTAAAAGCAAGAAGATCGTTAGCACTAGAAGAACGCAATACTGTTAAAACTTTCTTTGAAAAATGTGAAACAAAAGAAGAAGTTGACTTTGTAACAAAGTTATGGCAACAGGTAAATTGGGATAATTGGGTATATTGGAAAGAAAAAGGCGGTCTCTGGCAGTACACAAACGACACAGGTTACCACTGGGTTGCATATCATCCACCTGAAATAGCACATAAAGAATGGGCTGAGAAGATTATAATTCCAAAACTTAGAAGTTTAAACGTAAAAATCAGATAAGTAATATGTATAGATTTCAAAGGGGAATAAAATGTACGAATACAGAGTAACTGTCGTTAAAGTAATTGACGGTGATACAGTAGATGTAGACATCGATTTAGGTTTTGGCGTATGGATCAAAGACGAACGAGTAAGAATTATGGGTATTGATACACCTGAAAGCCGTACTCGTGACAAGGACGAAAAAGTATTTGGACTGGCTGCAAAAGCAAGACTTAAAGAACTTTTAAGCAAACATGCAATTCTAAAAACTCAAATTAACAAAGATGGCGAAGATATGAAAGGTAAGTTCGGACGTATACTTGGTGATTTTATTGTTGAAGAAGAAGGAAAAGAAGATACTCTTGTAACTAAGGTTATGATTGAAGAAGGTCATGCAGTGGAGTATTGGGGACAAAGTAAAGATGATATTGTTGAAGCACATATGAGAAACAGACAAGTGCTAATTGACAACGGTACTATTACTTTGGAGACAAAAGAGGACTAATTGCTAAAAATAGCTGTTGTACTAACAGGTGAACTTAGATATATAGATTTTTGTTACAAATGGTGGCAAGCATTAGTTGAAATGTCAGGCTATGATGTTGACTTTTATAGTTGCACATGGCCTCATTTAAACAATGCAACACTTGATATTACTCAACGATCAGTTATTGAACAAACTTCGTTGCAACAAACGTTTCCTAAGTTCAGTTTCAAAACATATACAGATGATATTATCTTTGATTGCAATATACCACCTGAACTAACCAAGTATGTTCTTATTAGCCCACATAAGATACCTTACTATTTTGGCAGGATTATGCATTTAGATCAAACAATGCAACACAATGATATGAGCAAATATGATGTAATAATGCACAGTAGATGGGATTGTGCATTTCGTAATAGTAACTTCTTTATAAAAGTAATTGATCATGCCGTAGACAACATTGTTGTTAATGGGTTACAATGTGATAGAGGATTGTTATATAGTAGTGATTGGGCAGTAGCAGGACCAAGTGCAATAATGCAGGAATTGTATTGCAATAAGTTACAAGAATACATAGACTTGTTTATGCATTACTATAAAAAAGACTTAACTACTGCTTATAAGTACTTAATTGGTCATAACATATATACAACCTATATGCAAAATCAGTTGTGTACAGTCAGTAATATAGACTTTGACGTAACACTAGTTCGTAAACACAACGAACAGTTTAAATTTGATGACAACACATGGGCAAAACTACTCAAGTTGCATATAGACACAACTACGCCAAATTAAAAGGTTGACAAATCTCCAGATTTGTTGTACTGTTAAGAGTAATTAATATTTTTGGAGATATAAATGCGTTTTTTCATAATCATCTTAACCTGTTTCTGGTCGCTGAGTGCATCGGCAACAGAACCTAAAGCCACTGACTATACATATACTAATAAAGACCCTGAATTATTTTGTTTAGCACAAAACATATTCCATGAAGCAGGTACTGAAAGTTATATGGGTAAAGTTGCAGTTGCATTGGTAACATTAAACAGGGTACGAGACAGTAGATATCCAAATAGTGTTTGCAACGTTGTTAAACAAGGACCAACTAGAGAAAGTTGGAAAACAAAAAAGACACCAGATCCTAGTGATGCTGAATTTTATCCAGTAAGAAACAAGTGTCAATTTAGTTGGTACTGTGATGGTAAGGATGATAAGATACCACGTAATGCAAGGATTGGTTGGAAACAAGCACAAGAAGTTGCTATGTATACATTAGTATTGCATCAGTTCAAAGGACTAGTCGAAGGAGCAACACATTATCATGCAGATTATGTTGCACCAAATTGGAGACACCATTTAACTTTAATTGGGAAAATTGATAGACACATTTTTTATCGTTGGGACTAATTAAACCATATTATGACGTGATTTAGCCGGGACAAAAACCCGGCTTTTTTGTTGGGTATTGGCAAAAAGAAGATAATTAGTAGTATAGAAGATGTCACTAAGTTAAGTTTGGCAGTCAAAAACACAAAGGTGTAATAGCAATGAAATACTTTCAGGTTGATGTTACATGGACGAGTGGTTTAACACACACATATGGTGTGAATGAAAAGGTAAAACCAACTGAGCAACTAAAACTCGATCAGTACACATATTTAAGAAACTATAATATTACAGAAATAGACGAAGTAATATACCAAAAACTAAAAAAGTAATATTAAACAGGCACGTTGCCTGTTTTTTTACGAATTAGGTTGACTTTTGGTGTAGAAATGTGTTAAATATAGTATATGTTATTCGCGATTCTCACATTACTAGTCGCTTTATCTATATCGGCGATTGCCGCCTATTATAGTATCGTTGGACTAGCCGCAATTTTTGCCGCCGCAGTAATGCCTATTATTCTTATGGGTGCAGTACTTGAGGTAGGTAAAATTGTCAGCACAGTTTGGTTACACACCTTCTGGAAAAAAGCACCTACACTTACTAAAGCATATTTGAGTACAGCAGTATTCATATTAATGTTTATTACAAGCATGGGTATCTTTGGATTCCTTAGTAAAAGTCATATTCAACAAACGGCACAATCACAAGATCAAATTGCACAGATTGAAGTTATCAAAGGAAATATTGATAGATCTAATAGCAAGATTGAGAGATGGTTACTAGAAGTTGATAGACTTAGTACAGGTACAAATACAAGAGTTGATACACTAGTTGACAAAGAACAAAAGATACTAGATAACTTATATAATCGTATTGACAAAGAAAAAGGCGATGCAAGAAAGCAAGCCGACAAAAATATACAACTACAAAACGATCGTATTAGTCAAGCTCGGCAACGTAAAGAAGACAATATTAAAAATATTGAGCTAAAGTATCAAAACAGTTTTAGTAGTCAAAAAAAATCAAAAGAAATTGATCAAGAAAAGAAAAACGAAGTAGGTGTGGCTGCCTCTGCACAACGTGAAATTAGAAAAATACAAGGTGTGCTAAAAGACCAACTTGACGCAATAGATAACAAGTATGCCGGTCAAGTAGAAGCAATAGCAGATAGAATTGACGATTTAAGAAATCAAACTAATACAAAGACAGACAATATAGATGGTAGAGTAAATGAACTTGAGAATCTTGTATTAGCAGAACAAAAAGTAGTTGACAGGTTTAGAAAAGACAAAACTGCTATAGAAAGTAGTTACAGACAACTTGAAGCAGAAGTTGGACCAATCAAATACATTGCAGAATTTATCTATGGGGAAGATGCTGACCGTAACTTATTAGAAGCGGCAGTACGTTGGGTTATTATAATTATTGTTGCAGTTTTTGACCCACTTGCCATTATGCTGGTATTAGCCGCCAGTATGCAAATTAGATGGATAAGAGAAGAAAAGCACGGCCCGGAAGCCAAAACTATACGGATTAAGGAACTAGAAATGAAAATAGAAGAGTATAATGAGTTTTTACAAAAACTTGAAGCAGAGCTCGATAGACTTACAGAAGAGGGTGAGGACAAAGATGGTCGTATCACTGAACTTGAAAGTGCTATTGAAACAGTTAATGCTGACAAAGATAAAGCAGTAGAAGAACTTGAAAAACTTTTAGAGAAAAACAAAGACAAGTTTGGTGCTATTATTGATGGGCTCACAGAAGACATTGGTGAAAACAAAGAAGAAATTAAAACACATAAGCAAACAATAAAAGACTTGAAAGCAACTATTAAGGAACTTGAGAATAAAGAGCCTGAGATAAAAGAAGTTGAAGTCGAGGTTGAAAAACTTGTTGAAGATGAAACTAAGATTAAGGCTGCTGACGCACTTCGTAGAGAAAAAGAAGCAGAAGCAAAAGAGTTAGACAAACAAGTTAGAGCACGTGATGCCGCAATGGAACGTCTAAACAAAAAATACAAATTAGTTGAAAAGCCACTAACAGAACAACTTATGCCAATAGCAGATGACGATGAAGATGATGATGAGATTCCGCCTGCGGCATTTGGTAGTATTTTTCCAGACAGTCCAAAGAACGGTCAGTTGTTTACTAAAACAGATGTGTTTCCACATTCATTGTACAAGTACAATGGTAAGAAATGGATTGACGTTGATAAAAACGGCACAGATAGTTACTTGACAGAAGAGTATGTTAGACACTTAGTTGAAGCAGTAGCAAAAGGTGAAACTGAGCTCGAAGATCTTACTGATCAAGAAAAACAAGAAATGACAGACTTCTTATCAAAAGGTTAGCATGTCAGAAGTAAATTTAGTTACCTATCCGGATTTTGATCACAATAGTGATTACAAGATATGCCTAGTTGCTGACACTCCGTCAGCAGTTGAGCTACTAGACATTATCGAGCGATTTAAAGGACGAGTTAGTATTCATTGTATTACACATGATGTTACTGACTTTGACTGGATCGCAACAACAGTAAATGCAAGTAATTTTACATTTATAAATACTTGCACAAAACAAGCTCATTTACATTTAGGCTGGATTCTTGGAAGACCCAACGTTTGGCATAATATAAAAAGTGCAGAGATAATTAATGCTAAATACTCAACAAGCATATTAACTGCATATATTAAACATTTGGATCACGAAGAGGAAAAAACAGAGTATGGCGTATAATCGCAAATTTGATAGTAAAAAGAATGAAGCCAATTTTGGTGATGGATTAACAGTAACCGTAATAAACAATGATGTTGCAAAAGCAATTCGTAAACTAAAGAAAAAAGTTAACAATGAAGGTATACTGCAAGACTATCGAGAAAAGCAATACTTTGTAAAACCAAGTGAACAACGACGTTTAGCAAAAAAAGCCGGACGTAAACGTTGGTTAAAGAAAAAGCAACAAATAGATAGCAATTAATGACAATTTTCACATTTGGTGATAGTTGGTCAGCAGATTGGCAAGACTGGACGCCATGGCCTCTTGTGCTTAAACAAAAGCACAACATTACGACTACAGCATTTGGTGTACCCGGAGGTAGTAACGAGCAGTTACTTGAATTGGTTAGTAATACCTCTATTGAATTTAAAGACACACAAGTTGATAAATGTATAGTTGCATTTACAAGTATTAGTAGAATTACAATTAATATGGCAACTAATATTGAACTATGTGTTGCCGCAGACTATTATCCTGACAAATGGTATAAAGAAGCTCAAGCACAAGTATTTAATGATGTAGGCTTAACTGATTTATTGCACACTACAAAATTTAAACTACATGCAATGAAACGTATTATACATGATACATGGGGTTGTGATACTATATTTGTTCCTGTGTTTGAAGATTGTGAATACTGGAGAAATATGAATAAGGACATTATTGATGTACACAACTCAAGTCTTATAAACATATTACATAAACATGCAACAGGAAGATCGTTTACGTTTGATGCTCCAATTTATGAAGTTGGTTTTTTACAGATTGTTAACGAATACGGCAATGAGTGGGCAAAGAAACATTTAGACAGTAACTATGAACGTGCTTACTTTGAAAGAACAGAATTTACAGATAACAAAGACTACTTTGATGACACTAGTCACCCAACACAATTAGGACATGATGTGATTGCAGAATATTTTGTAAAGCATCTTGACATTGTTGATAAATAGTAGTATAATAAAGACATATAGTGCAAATGGTTTGTACTATTGTAACCGGAACGCCTAAACGGGTTCCAACATATAAATCTTGCTTATTATAAGGAGAACTAAAATGACAAGAATTACCTCACTGGACTTAAATCCATTCTACCGCAACTCAATTGGATTCAATCAACTTTTTGATAGAATTTCAAGCAACATGGAAGCGGCATCACAACAAAATTATCCACCATATAACATTATCCGTAAAGATGATGAACACTACTTTATTGAAATTGCAGCCGCTGGTTTCTTAAAACCAGATATTGCTATTACTATGGAAAACGGTACGTTAACTGTAACCGGTGCCCAAACTAAAGAAGATGTTGATGGATTAGATGAAGCAGATGGATATGAGTACCTACACAAAGGTCTCGCAAATCGTAACTTTACTAGAACGTTTAATCTTGCTGATTTCGTTGAAGTAAAGGATGCTAGTCTGAATAACGGAATTTTAAGTATTCACTTAGAAAAGATTATTCCAGATGCAATGAAGCCAAAAACTATTGAAATAAATTAATAGTAATGATAAATAGATGTGAAGGGTTTTTAGAAGTTGGAACATACCCTTCACATTATTTGGTACTTATATTATGAAACAAAACATTTTCTTTAAATGGGTGATTCTATTGAGCTTTACCTTTTTTTCTTTCTTCGTGTTGTACATGTTTGACATGTGGCAAGCATTATGGAGTGCCGACCAAACCAAAATCAGTTTTCTTATCCTAGCAATCTGGCTAGTGAGTTCAATAAGTGTACTAGGGTACATACTAAAACCAACAATCTTTAATCTTGACGTATTATGGTTCAGCAGTGAGAGTTTAGTTACTCTTGGCTTAATCGGTACAGTATGTGGATTCTTAATGATGCTGTTTTCAGCATTTACAGACATAGATGTAAAAAGTACGGAAAGTTTAACAGAAGCATTAACGTATATGGCAGTGGGCATGAGTACCGCCTTAAGCACTACGTTAGTTGGACTAATTACGAGCTTACACCTAAAAACACAACTAGTATTGATTGAGACAGGAACACATGATAAGGAACAATCCCAAGTATAGTAGCAGTTTTGGATTTATAGATCTGCTATTTAATTTACTAGTAGGGTTTGTATTTCTGTTTTTTATTGCTTATTTGTTAATTAACCCAATAGCAAAACAGGGTGTTATTACCCCTCCTGATAAGGTTCTTATCAATGCAGTTTGGGAAGATAAAAGTAATGCAGACATTGATCTCTGGATGGAAGATCCTGAAGGAAATGTAATGAGTTTTCAAAATAAAGTTATACCTGGCGCTCATTTAGAAAAAGACGACCTTGGTGAAAGCAATGATGCAATATGGGTAAATGGTCAAAGAATCGTATCTCCTATAAACAGTGAAACAATACACATACAAGGTTTAATCCCAGGTGATTATTATGTTACTGTACATGCATATAATCTTCGTAACGAAGGTTCCAAAGTTGTTGATGTTTCATTAAAAACACTTGATCCATATCGTGACAAAGCAAACAGAAGAATTACACTTATACAAAGTGGACAAGAAATATGTATATGGAAGTTTACTATAGATCAACTGCAAAAAATATCTGATGTACAAAATTGTAATAGACAGTTAGTAGTTGGAAGGCTTACACAAGAATACGATACTAGTATAAATAGACCTATTAACAATGAATTACCACCAAGTAACACAAGGATACCATAATGTTTAATCTTGCATTTTTTGATCAATGGTTTTATCATATTGTAGGTTGGCCTTTTATAATTATTTTCCTATTAACTTTAATGTATCTAAGAGTTAACTGGAAAGTAACAACATTGCTAGTACCTTTTACTTTGGTGTGTTTAAGTTGGGTAATGTTTGACTTAGAGAAAACAATGGGTCGTCCATACTATTCAATGCCACAAGGTAAGTTTATGTATATACACCATATTGAGATTGGCGACAAAATAGATTTATTAGTGGTTGACAAAGACGGAAGTAGATTGTATACTATAGAGAATAGTAAAGAAACAAGAAAGCAGTTAAACCGTAGCAAACAAAAAGCAAAAGCAGGAATACCACAAGAAGGCGAATTTAAGTTAAAGAAAGAGCCTAAAGTAAGAGGTGGTACCTCCGGTGAAAAAGAACTTGTTATATATGACTTGCCCGTACCTAAGCACTTGAGAAAAAACTAAATGACAGATACAAAAGAAATTATTAGAACTGAAACAAAAATAGAGTTCAAGGAACCTAACTTGTGGAAAGTTATTGTACTCAACGATGAAATAACAACAATGGAGTTTGTACTTGAGATACTTACTAACTTCTTTAGTTATGATGAAACCGGTGCAATGGAAATGACTCTAAAGATACATGAAGATGGATCGGCAGTAGTTGCAACATACCCATATGAACTTGCTGAACAAAAAGGCATTGAAGTTACACTAGCAGCCAGACAAGATGGCTATCCGCTAGAAGTTCGCATTGAAGAAGACGCCTAACCAACCAATCCAAAATCTATAAAATAACGGTTGACAAAACCGTATTTCTCTGCTACATTTATAATAGTAAACTTAAACATAGGAGACAATAATGAACTATATAGTATGGGCAACGGCATTTTTAATTTCACTTAGTAGTGTTGCAAGTGCAGATAACAAAGTAACAGGAACTATTACTAAGAGTTACAAAGAAGTAATTACTCAAAACCCTTATACTGTTGAAGTATGCAAACAAGTAGCAGTGAGTGGTGATAAAACTGGTGATACACTTAAAGGTGCTATTATTGGTGGTGTTATTGGTAACAATGTTACAAAGAATGTAGACAACGGTGGTGCCATTGGTGCAATTATTGGCGGACTTATAGGTAACTCTAAAAGTAATGCAACTGGCGGAACTAAAACAGTTTGTCAAGTTGAAACACGTTATAACGAAACAACAAAAACTGTTTATAGTCATAGCACAATAGAATTTAGAGTTGATGGTTATATTCATAGACTTAGATTCAATCAATGATATTAGACAATATTAACAATATTGGCGGAGAGGTAATCAAGGATAACGAGACTTACCTCCTGCGAGACAACAAACTACTTAATAACTTAATATTAAGTAGTACTGAATTACACCCTAACAAATCAACTAACGGACACAGACACGCCGGACAAGAAGAAGTATATCATTTTGTAAGAGGTAGCGGAACAATGGATTTAGATGATGCTACTTTTCATGTAGGTGTCGGCGACATTGTACTAATTGAAGATGATGTATTTCATCGTGTACATGCAGGACCAGAAGGTTGTTACTTTGTATGTGTGTTTGATGGAAAGAGGAATCATTGAAAGTTGGAATAACTTTTAGTACGTTTGATTTACTTCATGCA